AAGTACGCTGCTAGGTCTGTAACAGCAACTTGTTTCATTGTACCAGCATCATTAAATACAACACGGTCAGCATCTGCAACTGTTGTAGAACTTGCAGAGGTATCACCGTCCATAATGTTTAGCTCTGCACCTGTAGAAGTAATTGCAGTTCCGCCAATAGACAAAGCGTTTGCTACTGTGACGCTTCCTGCAAAAGCTGCTGTAGAACTAGCTACAGTAGAGTTAGGCGTTAAGGTCATGTGCGTAACGTACGTACCCGCACTGTTAATGTCGTTGCCTAAAGTAAGAGTACCGCCATCTGCTACGTTTACCTTCCACTCATCTCCCGCATCGTCGCCTTGATCTGCTTTAAGAACAATACCTAATGCAGCGCCCTCTACGTTTGCTGCAATCTCTAAAGCGTTGTTAGTAGTCTCATCGTATTTAATTGTGATGTCTTCGTTTGTTCCAAGAATAAGACTTTTGTCATCAATAATTTGTACATCATCATCAAATTTAAATTGATCTTCGTCTTCCATCCAAGAAAGCACACCGTCATTATCTTCACCGTCAAAGGTCAGAACAATATCCGTTCCGGCTGTTCCCAATCCAAACGACAAAGCATGTCCTCGTAAGGCTGTTACATTTCCACCCTCTCCAGCGGTCCCGTCATGCGTGTGTCCGCTTGTTCCAAAAGCACTTAGAATAGAGTCAAATTCATCATTAGAATCTGCGGCGTCGATAGTGTCACCATCGCTAAAAGAACTTTGTCTTGCTGCATACGCTGTTCCCATTTTTATTACATCCTTGTTCCCGGTGTGAACTCTAGTTGAAAACCTTTTAGTGTGATTGGTGGATTACTTGAAGTATCGTCAACCTTTACAACAGCCGTAAAGCCGCTGCCTTCGATAGATTGGCGTATAATGGGAAAGCCATCAGAGCCGTAAGACGATGTTCCGTAAGTACCGCTGCCGTATACAGCTTGTGTACTTTGCGTAGTTAAAGAATAATCCGCTGGTTGGGGTGTGGCTGGGTCTTCAAAGTCAAACTTTACTCCAAGAGCCAAAGCTACTGAACCCTCTGCATCGTAGTTTACGTTAATACGTTGCATGTTTTTACGAATACCTGCATCTCCCAGTGTTAGGTCTGGAGAGCGATAACTTGCCTGTATGTTTGTACCTGAAAAAGTATTTCCCGACTCTTGCTTATACACAAAACCGTCAAACCCTCCATGTACTACAAGTTCATCATCATCAATAAATTGAGAGTCTGAACAGGAAGGTTTAATACCCTTTATTTCAGACCATTCCCAGCCTACCTGTCCTTGAGGATTTGCTTTAATTACACCAATAATACCCTGTGCAGAGACTTCAGTACCTCCTGAAGTAGGTCTGAAGATACGGTATTGACTTTTATCTCTAATAACAACAGAGCTAATACGATCAAGAGAAATGTTTTGAAACCTACGTTGAATAGGCTTGGAGATAACACCTAGTTCTGTATCACCAATACGCGCTGTACCCTGAACTGTACGAATACCATCCGGACCCAGAAAGACTAAATCACCTCCTATTTCCTGTATGCTAAATCCGTCAAGGCATCCTAAAGTACGAGAAACAGGAGCTATAGTAAATGATGAGCTTGAGTTTCCGGTAAGTTTAAATATTCTATCTTGGCAGAAAACAAACAAGCTATCACGGAATACTTTAAGTCCGGTTATGTTATCATCAACCTTAATGGACCCTGCACCACTACCACTTGTAAAGTCATCTTCGTTAAAAGGTACAGAAAATACCAACTCTTGAGGTGTAGAGGACATTCCTGCATAAAACATGTGTTCTCTAAAAGATGCTACAAATTTAGCTCCTGCTACAGAACTTTCAGATATTGTAGTAACAGTAGTATTATTGATAACTCTAGGTCCGTCAGAACCATTCGACATAATAATCTTTTCGGCGTTCTCGTAGTTAAATCTTTCAAAATAACTTCTTGCAGAGGTTGTTAGACCTGTAGCTATTTCTGTCCAAGAACTTCCAGTGCCGTATTTTAAAACTCCTCCAGATACAGCATAAACACGTTCGTTGTATATTACTACACCCTGTATAGTGTTAGTGCCATTTACTTGAGAAGAAGAATACTTCGCCGTACCGCTAAGACGGCGATAGCCACCTAACACAGACGGTTCAAAGTTTTGTAGCTTTGTAGCGGCTCCGGGCGGCATAGAATAAACATCTTGGTCTAGCATAAGACCGCCAGAAGTGGTGACGATACTTGATGTTACTTCTTGTGTCATGGTGATGTATTATACAACCTCATACCAGCGGGGTAGATGTAATCTTTTGTATTAATTAATTCTATTCGCATACGCGCTAAACCTTCTTTGTAATCCTTTTCGGAAAGTTGTGCAGCGGGTATGTTTGCACGAAGAATGTGACAATAGTACTTTCCACGATTTACAATAACATCGTCATAGCGTGACGGTAAGTCAGGGCTATCACCGTGTGCTGAAAGATCGGTGTGTGTTTTGTAGTATTCATAGCGAACACTTAAAGTACCTCTGTCGGGTATTGGTGTAAGACCGTACTTGTCATCAAAAGTTTCATAGACATAGTAGGGAATACCAAACTGATCTGTGTCGGTGGGATTTAAGTCACGATCTGAAAACTTATCCAACCATTCATTATAGGAAAGAAAGGTAAGTTTTCTAGGAGAAATGTTTTCCGAAACTTCCACATTGTCTACATCGTGATTAGAAGATGCAGAGTTTACAAAGCCTACTACTGTTGTGGTAGAACTGGCTGTAAAGGTTACAGTGTGATAAGCTCCATCTCCCAAGTTATCAATAGAAAGTGTTTGAGTAGATATTTGTGTTCCTCCAGAACCCGTGCCTATATTTAAGGTAACGTCTCCTGAAAAGGTACGGCATCTGAGAACATATTCTTTATTTACAACCGTGCTTAAAGATTGTTCTGCTCCTGCACTGTTAAGTCTTAGTCGTTCAGAAGCATTGGCAGGAGTTCCAGAAGTTGTACTCCAACCAGTTATGTTTGACGTAAAAGTTCCGTTAGTGATCAAATTAGAAGGAATTAATACAAAAGTATTTATATTGGCTTTTCGAGCATCTGAAGGAAAACCGTACTCTTGTGTTCCTGCTGTCAAAGAATCTGTTTGATCACTATGAATAAAAGGCCACTCTACTTCAGAGTTATAAATATCGTGAATACTTTTATTTACCATATTCTTTGCAACAGTTTGAATACCTCGCGAACTAGAAAAGGTGCTTGAAGTAAGCTCTGGTTCGTTAAGTTCATTTAGTATTCGATTTGTCAACTGTAAAAAAGTAGCCATTGTTTATCCCGTGTTGATATTATGAAAAGTGAGAGAAAGAAACAAAAACGCCTCCTTCTCTCACTGATCATATATTAAGCGAAAGTGACCTTCTGAGCTTCGTTTGCACCAAGCCCGTTATAGTCGGCAACAAGCGCAAATACGCGAATAACAGCGTTAATTGCTCCCGTTGCAATCACAACGTCAATCGTGTCGGCAGAGGTATAGTTACCGTAGCCAATCGACGTAGTGCCTTGCGAACCCGCACCCGCTTGGGCGCGAATCGGGACAAGGTTAGTATTCGCAATAGTTTGTGCCGTAATGTAACGGTCAACATCGTCACCGTCACCCAAAGACACAGTACCGCTATTACCTGCCGTGTCAGCAGTCATTACCTCGATTCCGGCAGTAACGACATATGAGTTGGCAGGGAGTTCGATGCACTGGAAAATGTCACCACTAGCGTTAGTAGAAGAGCTAAAGTCTACAACAACACTGAGAACTTTAACATCTCCAGCACTAGCGGAGAAACCAGTGGAACCACCACCTGTAATGGAATAAGTAGCCATGTTCTAGTCCTCCCTTAACTGTCCAAGTCCATCAAACCCTTGAACGCGCCCTTAAAGCCTGTGCCGCTGCCCTTAAGAACCTTACGTCCAAAAACGTGAAGTCCGCGAACAACGTCAGCGAAGCTATCAGGGTCACGAATCACTTCCGTCTTGGCAATGTGCGAAGCCGTAACGACTGCGCTTTTATGCCCGTACAGAATAAGAGTATGACCACTTGTTGCAGATGATCCAAAAGTGTGCGAAGCTGCCGAACCCGTAGAGGCGACTGCAATCGCGTTGGTTTGATACAGATCAAAGCCGTGAAGCGGCCTGTCCGTAACTTTGCCATTTAGAAGCGGAGAACTTCCACCCGTAACCGACGCATCCATGATTTTAGACGAAGCGCCACGAAGAACTTCGTAGAATTGCGGCGGGGCCACAAGCCAGCGATTTTCTTCTGGAACATCGTTTTCATCAAGATTACGAGCGGCTTGTGCAACAAGGTCAGAGACCTCATCACCCGTGTTTGCCGACGTAGATTGAGTAGCCAACGTGCCAGAAGAAGCGGCAGCGTTGTCATAGATGTTCTTCAGGATGTTATAGTCAAAAGCTTTCTTCAAGCTGTACGCACCGGACGAGGTAGCCAGAGCCTCAAAATTAAGGTGGCTATGACGCTCTTCGATATCGTCAACTTTAAAAGCAAAGTAGTTGCCCTGATCAACGGTCAACTGAATCTGATCATCAGACAAGTCTTCCGTATTCACAGTAGTACCGCGAGCATAGGAACGGACGGTGATCGACGGTTCCTTGATAATGTTCACAGTATCGCCAAAGTTCTCGATTTCTCCAGCGTAGTCGGTATTGGTAATTGCTTCAGCTACCGACGCACGGCGGAAAAACTTTAAAACCTTTTGGCTGAAAATAGTGGGTACAAAATTACCTGACGGTAGATTCTGATAACCACTGGCGCGAGTAAAAGCCATTTTGGTTTCTCCTTGTTAGGATGTTAAAAATAAAATTTAAATGGAATCAACAACACGACCCTCACGGGAAGCGGCGTCAATATCCTTTTCGTATTTGTCAAATTCCCACGGTTTAAGCCGGGAGATTTCCTCTACTGTCCAGACTTTTTTATCTGGTCCTAAAGATTCTAAGCCTCGATTTGATGCTGTACGTGTAACAGCTTGCGCTGCTTGTTCACGTTGATTCTTGTTTGAACCAGATCGTCTTGACTTAGCAGGGGTATGGCCGACATCTGCTTTGTACAGATCAATCACTCTTGCGGCCCAACGAACATCAGTATTATTGCGATAGACACCATCCGAGATACTGGATGGCTGTTCTTCTAGCCATTTCAAAAAGTCGTCACTTTCTTTAAGTTCCTTAAAGTCTGGGTGCATTGCGGTAAGTTGTTTTTCAGCAGTAATTCGTTCTGCCTCTTCTTCCCTTTGTCGCAGTACCTCCAAATGATCTTCTACTTCAGAAACTCTATCATTGGCTTTAAGCGAAGAGATTGTTTCAACCACATCATATACATCTGGATATTGTTCACGAAAGCTTTCAAGTTCTTCCGCTGTCTTAGGAAGCTCATTTATTCTTTGAGTAGGTGTATCCGACATCTTGAGTTTTGCTTCAAGAACTTCACGGTTTTGTTTCCACTCATTGAGTTTAGTATCGTAGTGCTTCTTAAGATCATCATATCTTTTCTTATAATCGTGATCTTCTTTTTGAACGATACCTTCAGTAAGTCTAGGAGTAGCCGCTTCTTCTACAGCGGGGTCCAAAGATTCTTCATCTGGGTCATTCAGAGTACGTCTATACGCATTCTCGTATGGGGTAGGCTCAAGTACTTCGTTATCGTCTGTCGTAGTGTCAGTCATGTTGTATCTCCTTTCTCTCGCGGGGCCGAAAGTTTAGATTCGGGTAGCCGTGCGGAGGAGTAGTTAAATAGCGGGGCCGATTTGTATTCGGGTAGCCGCTCCGGTAAATGAAGCGTTTTAGTAGCTCCAAACTGTTGGTCGTGGACGCCCTTCTGCAACTTCCATGTTGTCAAGGTGTATAAATCGTCCAGACGGTGATCCTTTTTGTTTTATGCCAATACCTGTCATGCCGTGTTCTAAAGCTATTTTTAGAAGGTCGTGAGCATCCGCATAGCTTACAGCAACGTCTACAGCTTGGCCGTGTATGTGTGGAGAGTCCTTTGCTCCACCTATTTTTTTATTGTGTTCTACGCATCGAAAGGCAGACGTAATGGTCATAGGTCTGTCAAACTCTTCTCGAATTGCAATAAGAGTGTTCATAAACAAAGGTTGTATCGGCGCGTCTTCGCAGCCACATTTGCATTGCATTTCGTAGTGCGTAAAGTACTCAGATTCTATTAACATTATTTATTTTTATCCTTTGCTAAAGGGGGTCCAAGAAATGCCCCACCTTTTTCGCTTCTTTCCTGATAGTCAAAATCTTCGTGTTCTGGAAAAACTACATTATTTTCTTTCATATAAGCCATAGCAGCTTTTGCTGCATCTTTATCGTTGTACGGATAAATATTAAATTGTTTTATTCCAGAAGAAGTCATCCAAAGAGAGGGAATAACTCTTATAACTCCATCTATTTCTGTACCTATTGTTATTTCGCTAGAACGGGATTTAGGGTCCATAAAGTTTTTATTGTCTTTAAATTCTCCTTGCTTTAAAGGACGTACAAAGTGAACTTTTCCATCAGACAGTTTTACACGTACAGGT